GTGTACAAAAGCACATTTACAAATCCTCTTTTGCAATATTTATTGTCTGGCCTCTAAAGTTTCAATTATACGGTCAAGTTTCTTATTAATACCATAGTTGTGAATAGACAACCCGATAACAAGACCTGCTAATAAGATGTATAGGCCTTTATTCATTGTCTTACTCCTTAATATAGCGAAGTGTACCCGAACCACAATTGAAAAGTAGTTCACGAGTACCATTTTCATCCTGTACGAGAAAAGAACAGGAGTTTTGACCCGCTGGCGGGCAGTTTTCAGCACCATTGGTCTGGTCAACATTGATCTGAAAGGTCTGGATCTGGCCAAGGGTTAAATCACGTTCTTCAAAGGTGATGTTGCTTGTGCAAAAATCAGAGTAGACCTTGCATGTGTTGTTGAATACCAAGCTTGCATTGATGCTTTCGTGGTTCCATGTACCTATCAAAAGTGGGTCGGTACTGCAAGTGGTTGGTGTTGAGGTCGATGAGGAGGGTGTTTCGCCGCCCCCACCGCCGCCGCAGCTTGAAAGTAAAATGGTTAAAATTAATAGTTTAAGTTTCATTATTTACTCCTTTTCTATGATGCTATATTCTTTTTGTTTCGATAAAAGATACTCTTTAAGCCACTTTTCTGCGTCCTCTACCGTTTCAAATTCTTTTCCTTTGAGGGGGTAGTCACTATAACCATATAGGATAATGTAGTGTTGTTTTTCTTCCATTATTTAGTCCTTTTTATCTAGTTCTTCATAGACAAAATTTGATTTAGGTACTCCTTTCAAATTGAAAAAGGTGTTACAAGTACATTCATAATTATTTTCTTCGCATATATCTCCAATGTGTATAGTTTCAATCTGAAAGGGTTGGTGGTACTCCCTATCATCGGTTTTACCTATAAGGGCAAGGCCCATACTGTTTATAAAGACCTCATCACCTATCTTTAAATCTTTAAATTGGTTTAGTTTCATTATTTACTCCTTTTTATCTTTATTATTTGGGGATTTTCTTTATTTTCTTCAAATACTAATAGTCGTAACTCACCCTCATAAATCTCAATTGCAAGGAAAGTGTTATCGTATAGGCCATTAAATCGGTCGTTTGAAAGGGTTATGCCATACGAGTTTTGATAAAGTTTCACTATTTCGGTTTTTTCGTTGGTCTCATCGATCAAGGTAAAATCTTGTTTCATTATTTACTCCTTTATTAATAGTTGATACATTCGTATACGTTTCGTTCGTCGTTTTCGTCTTTCCAGTACACTTCGAATTCACCCCAATACCCCGTACCTTCACAAACTTCACAAACTTCATAACCGTCTATTTGGCAGTGTTGGCAACGGTTGGCCTCTAAGACTTGATCGACTTGTTTATCCTTATAGTTTCCCTCGAAAAGGATCTTTCCGGCCCAATCCTTAATTATTATTTGGTCTTTAAGTTTCATTATTTAGTCCTTAAATTTTCGTCGTATAATTTTGTCGTTAAAAACATGGCCAAATCACAATCTGGCCCCGAGACGTGTATCCAAATTTGAGGGTAGTACTTGCCTTTATCGTCTGTTCCAGAACCTGATAAAAATAAATCGATAGACTCACCTGAAAAATCAATACTTGTGAGAGAAACGTCTTGATCAAAAACATTGTGTGTGTATTGGGCCAAATCACGGTGGATGAAATTCATTAATTGATCTAGTTCAATATGAATTGATTTTACAACTTCATCAACGCAGTTATCATAGCTTTTTGCAAATTGTACTAGTAAAGAGTACTCGTTAAGTTTTAAATTTAGTTTTGTTTTCATTATTTAGTCCTTTTGTTTATTGACAATCAAAACCGCTATATTCTCCGTCGTTGCAAACTATAATGGCCGAATAATTGCAGTTTAATTCAGTGTTAACAAAATTTAATATATTTTCGATTGTATATTCTTTAATTGTTCGATCAATTGATAAAAATTCATCCGAGTAATGTTTATCCTTGTCTTTAAGATAAAATAAATGAGATATCCACCAAGGAAAAACAAAGCCCTCTTGAGCGGTTATGCAATGTTTTGGCCGCTCAAATCCACGTAATTCAAAGTATATTTTACGGCCTTTTTTATCTTTAAATGTGGCCCTTATTCTACAGTTACCCACTCCATTAGACTCGGCCTTGTCCCAACCGGCCCCTTCAAAAAATAAAGTTTTCATTATTTAGTCCTTTGGCCCTCGAAAGGGCCGGTAAAGGTTAAGTTTCATTTTATCTACAATATTGTAGCTCTGATTCGATTGATTTAATCACGTCGGGGGTATCATCATGTTCGCAATCAATAAGTTCTGATTTAAAGGCCAAAATATCTCTCATGTTCTCAAAAACAAGACGTGATATATCCTTAAATTCAACGTCTTCAGGAATAAAGGAAGGATCGTCTTTTTCAGCATAATCACCTTGGATAACAATCCGATCTCCGGCCCATCGACCATTGATCTCTTTAAGTAACTTCTCAAGTTTCAAGTAGTCTTTTTTAGTTACATTGATTCTGCCTTTTCCATTGATATGCATGGTGTACTTTTCACCTTTTTCCAAAGGTGGTGAGATAGGATTGTAAAAATCACCACCACCACGGCCATTAGAGTTTGAGAGTAAAACCATTAGGCCCATCATGCCCTCAGTAAAATAGGCCTTTTCCCATAGTTTGGCCCCACCAGCGGAATAGCTCTCTTTTTTATCGAGATTATAAATTGTGTGATATTGTCCCATAAGTTACTCCTTGGTTATGGGTTAAAGTTTCAAATCTCTTTAAGTTCAAAAAAATAATATTCGTCGTTACATATCGAAAATCTAAAATAAGCCCAATATTCAGCACCTATTTTGAATCGTTTTAGTTTCAAAGAACGGCCATACTTGTTTTTCACATCAACAAATTGAGGAAAAGAGGTGTATTTTTTCCCTCGATGAGTGACCTCAATGCGCTCTGTTCGTTCGATATCAAATTGAGTGAGTTTCACTTTCACTCGGTGAATTTGGTTTGGATTAATCATTTTTGTTACTCCTATAAAGTTTCATTTAGTGGGCCTATTTTTTGAAAGAAAGGCCCAATTCTTTTTGTTTTTATCTTTTAAAAACAGTGACTTCTACGTCGTAACAGTCCGAATATTCGCCAGTGAAACTGCAAGTAGTGAAATAGGTATTTTCAGGGTCAATCGCGTTAAAAACAACGTGGTCGGATTCTTCATCCTTAAATGAATTTTCAAATTCAATTAGGGCGTTTTTTGACGCCTCATCGTCGAATTCGCCGTTGACTAAGTCGCAAAAAACATTTCGGTCAAGGTCAATTGAATAAGTGTTGAATTCAACAATTTTACCGTTTTGATGGGTGAATCTCATAGTGTTACTCCTTAAAGCGCAATAATGGCGCAAAATGTTATCAATAAAATGAATTGTTTTAGGTCGTTTTGCCATGGTGCGAGCATGGGTGACTCCTTATAATGTTGGGCCATTCAAAAGGATGAAAATGAAAAGGGCGATAACTATGGTGGCTTGACTTAGTGCGATGAGGTCGTTTTTATTCATTTTTTTGTCCTTTTTTCTCTATTGACTCATTGTAGCATAACCCTTGACTGATTGCAATAGTGCTTGCAGTTTTTGTTGTGTTTTTTGCTTGCATGATTAGGGGTGTTATTTGGGGTAGTTAACGCGGTGAAAATGGGGGTTTTAGCTGTCACGCCGCTGTCACGCCGTTTTAAACTGTCACGCCGTACTTTTAAAATATGCGTGGTGTGTTGTAAATTGGTACGGTGCGCGTGCCTGACACACCGCTATTACGCGACCGCATATGTCACGCGGTTAAGGCGTGACGTCACGCCTTGAAATAGGGACGGCGTGACAGCTAGGAGAACGATCAGGAAGGGCTTGAGGTGGGTTTCAGGGTGGCTGTCACGCCGTTTTCTCTATATACTGAAAAGTACTAAAATTTTTTTGTAATGCTGTCAGTCGCAAAAGGTAAAGTAAAAATATATAAGCAACAGAGGGAAATTTCGATGACGGCGTGACAGTCCATAGTGCGTCATACTTTTCAATAGATTTTGTTGAGGTGCGGTAGATTTGGTGGTTTTGTTTGAATTTCTTACTCAAAATCTTCAATTTTTTTTTTTTTAAGACCGTGCTCTGCGAGCACGATCCGCAAGCATATAGTGCAAGTACCTTTCGTGGAAGATAGAGTACCTTTTGACAATGTGTGTAGTACCGAAAGGGGGGGTGGGGACCCCCAAGCTGCAGCTAGGTCGGTTAGTGTGGAGCACCACACAACCCACCTCAACTTTTCCAACCTCAATTGCCACACCGCACTACAAATAATGCGTAATTTCATCACAACGCACCCCAAGAACCCCTTTTCAGACCCCCTCACATTTCCCTTCTAAGCCATTTCCCCCCTAAACATGATTAATTTACCCTTCCCCCACCAAAAACCTTCTCAAAACGAATCTGACGAGCTAGAACAACCAAGTTTTGAGGGCGGGGCTACGTAGTAAGGTGCCGACGGAAGTCTTTCTCAACAAACGCAGGGCACACCATGGGATGCATCGTCAAAACAAACGCCATGGAGGTGCCCTTTTTTTATGGCCGTGTAGCACAATGGGAGTGCTGCGCCGTTTTGACCGGTGTGAGTGTTGGTTCGAGTCCAACCGCGGCCTTACCCTTTTCGGAGTACCCATGTTTATTATAAATCCCAAACCTGGGACAAAGGTTTTTCACATTTACCGGATTTGGACGGATAGCAATCATAAGATTTGTTATACGGCGGGATTTTACTCAACTTACGAAGAGGCCAAAATGACATACGATGCTATCTTTGCGGGACAAACGGCGTGCGCCCCTCCTAACGGAATTGAGAAAATAACGGTTTTTGGCGATGTTTCAGAAATAAAACAAGAGATAGTGGAATGAAAGACACGATAATTGACGCAATGATCGCAGGAATCATGATGGTGAGGGATGCTTCCTTTCAAAAATCGAAGGTTAAAGAGCCTATCCTTGAGATTAAGCTTGATGTAGAGACATACAGTATCTTTGCTAGGGAGGCGAAGGAAAGGTCTCTAATCGAGCGTGACGGCCCTCCTCTAACAGATATAAAACTTCTTGGTGTTAAAATCACTTATGAATAAAAAAACCCTCACAAGCAGGAGACGTTTGTGAGGGTCGGTTATGAGTATCTTAACTAAAAAACGCGGCCGAGGCCCGGTCTTTTGGTAGAAGAGATTAGATTATATTAATCAGAAACGACATATTCAAGAAAAAGCACAAACTTCCCGGCAGTTACCGCCTCAACGGCAATCACCCATGAAATCTCCCGTGCAGCGGTTAACTTCAAATAGGCACCTTTAGAATCATCGTCATTCCCTTTCGTATCACAATCCTGAATTCCTGCATCCCATGTATTAGTCCCTTCAGAAATGGCGATAGCCGCATGTAGGTCACCATCGGTAGGGATATTGATAGCAATGGTAGCGGCGTCTGTGGCCGATGTCAGGGTAGTGCTAACGTCAAACCAACACTTAGTGATGATGGCATTATCTGGAAGTGTAACACCTGAGCCGATAGTTGATATGGCCCCACCGTCCACTGCAAAATCGTAAGTCGCTCTAGCAATCCTCCTCACATTCAGAGCATCCGAGGTAGCATCGGCGAGCATACTTTCATCGACGGCAGCGGCGGCGATTGTGACGGCCCCAGCATTTGAGATGGTAACGTCCCCTGAAACCGCTACATCGGCAGCTTTGCCATTAGCGTCCCCTACTAGAATTCTAGCAGACGAGAGATTCATAAGGCCTGGTTCCACGAGCATATTTTCGACCCATTTATCGTAAGGGCCTTTAGCACCGTGGGCGGTGGTGACGAGAAACAAAGTAATCAGAAATGAAATCATTTTCATTTTCATTTTTATCCTCCATGGTTGTTTATGTTTTTGGTCTATCTTTTCAAAAAAGAAACCCCTCGTCGAGGGGTGGGGGCGAAATTCCTAGTCGGGTAAATCCCTTACACGAATGGCGTCTTCGGTATGGCTACCATGATTTACCAACTGCATACTTTGATTATCTCACCACCTCCCATCCTTTTCAATATTGCCATTAGGTCAACTATTTCGTATCTTTCGGTAATGATTGACGACACGTATGCCAGAGAATTACCAGATGGAACCATAGAGATTGTGAGCACTGAGACCGGTGAAGTGGTAGAGGAAAGAGTTTCATTCGAGACGGCCTATCTTTCCCGCACGTCCCAAGGGCTTACAAGAAACCTTTCCTACTCGCATCACCTGGGTGACATAGTATGCCAACGCATAGCAGACGGGGTGAAAATCTCGGATATAGCCAAAGCACCCGGCTTTCCCACTGCATCAACGATAGCCCGCTGGACTATGCAACATCCTCTTTTCAAAATGAAATTCAAAATGGCAAGAAGAGCGATTGCCATGAAGTGTGCAGAAAAGATGCTTGATGTGGCCGAAGTCGATCTTGAAAAAGGGACGGTAGGCTACATTCAAAAAGATGAGGCACCTGGGAAGAAAATCCAAATGGATACTCTCAAATGGTTAGCTGAAAAATCTGATAGCGAGTTTTTTACAACAAAGCATGTAACCCACCATGGTGACGAAGAAAAACCAATTAAATTCATTATTGAAACGGGCATAGATAGATCCGCTGGCAAAGTCGTGGACGCCCACTGTGAGGAGGTTTCCGATGTTGACCCTATTGAGCGAGACAAAGAAATTGGATGGGAAGGAGATTCTTTACCTCAAAGACAAAGTGAAACCGACGGAGTTTCCGAATCTGAAAAAGGGAAAGAAGATTGTCATAAATGAAAAACAAAACAGTGTCACTTTCGATATGATGAACTCCTATCAAGATAAAGAAAGTTGTGGCCCTACCTCTTTGATTGGCGCGGCCATACTTTTACTTCAGGGTGTGAACAAAGAGAAACCTTCCAAACATACGGCCATGGCCATCACCAAACTTGAAGAAGCTTTTATGTGGTTGAAGGCGGTTGATCGGTGAAAAATATTATTGAAAAAGCGTATAACACCAAATGGGCGGAGATAGACCAAACTTACACTCGGATGAAAAAAGAGGCCAAATCTCGCGAGGATTACGAATTTAGTATAGCTGATTTAATTGAGTCCCGTGGGTTTATGTCTTTGCAAGAGGCGGATTTTCTTTTTGCTTATTATTTCAGAAAGAACCATCCGAGTTACTTTGAATGAATATCGGTCGAATCAGCACGGGATACACCCCTCGGTATCACCAAGCGATCATACACAAGGGGCTCAAGAGGTTTAGTGTCCTTGTTTGCCATAGAAGGTTTGGCAAAACTGTTTGTGTTTTGAATGAAATGCACGATCGGGCGATTCGCAATCCTTTGAAAAACCCGCAGTATGCTTATATTGCTCCCACCTATCAGCAAGCAAAAAGGGTCGCCTGGGACTACATGAAGGACATTGTGAAGGGTTACCCTCAAGAATTGGTTAAGATTAACGAGGCGGAGCTTAGGATTGAAATTAAGCGGCCGTGGAAGGGTGATTTTGTCAGGTTTGTTTTACTGGGTAGTGAGAACGAAAATGCGATAAGAGGGATGTATATCGACTTTGCGTGTCTTGATGAATTTGGTGATTGTAGTCCTACCCTTTGGGGACAGGTGGTGAGACCGGCACTTTCGGATCGTATGGGCGGCGGAGTGTTCATCGGAACGCCGAAGGGGAAGAATCATTTTTACGATATGGCCCAAATGGCGAAGTACTCTGAAACGTGGTACTACGGTTGTTTCAAAGCGAGTGAGACGGGCATTATACCTCAATCGGAGCTCGATGCCGCTCGTGAGGAAATGTCGGAGGAAGAATACAATCAAGAGTTTGAGTGTTCTTTTGAGAGTGCCATGGTGGGGAGTTACTATGGGAAGTACTTTGAGGATATTGATCGTCAGGGTCGGATAACGAATGTGCCCCATGATCCATTTTTGCCAACGGAAGTTTCTTTCGATTTGGGAATTGGTGATTCTATGGCGGTTTGGTTTGTGCAGAGGAGTATGGACGAAGTTAGGGTGATTGACTATTTCGAGACGAATGGTAGGGGACTTGATTTCGTTTGTAAAGCGATCAATGACAAAAAATACAATATCAAGGAATGTTACCTTCCTCATGATGGGAAGGTGCGTGAACTGGCAACCGGTGAAGCGCGTTATTCCGTAATTGACAAATTGTTAAATTTGAGAAGTCAAATTATGCCGAAGCTTTCGGTGGATGAGGGTATCCACGCAGTGAGACAATTACTTCCTAAATGTTATTTCGATAGTCGAAAATGTCGGTCGGGTATTGAGGCCTTGAGGAATTATCAGAGAAAATACGATGCGAAGGAAAAGGTGTTTACTTTGAAACCTAAGCATGATTGGTCGTCTCACGGGGCAGACTCTTTTCGAACCTTAGCATTAGGTGTACGATCTCAATATAGAAAAACTAAAAACAGGCGTCCCCTTGAAAGTGTGGGGATGGACTGGGACATATATGGGGAGTAAGTCATGGGAGGAGCGGTTCGTGCGGTCACTAGGGCCACAAAAAAGGTAACGAAAAAGGTCGGTGGGGTCGTTGGTGGTCGTGCTGGCAAGATTATAGCCGGTGCGGGTGCGAGTACGCACAAGCGGGCACAAGAGGTAACTCACAAGCCTTTTCGTATTTTGACGAGGGCGGGTACACTTACTATTACGGCGGCGAGTTTAGGGGCGGCCCAAAAGCAGGCGCGGGTACAGGAGGAGAAATTACTTCGAGGTATTCGCACGAAGAGGATTGAAAAGCAGGTTAAGGCCTTTTCAAAAGATCCGGTTGGTAAAACAATGAAAGGTTCTATTCGTCTAGGTGGTGAATTGGCCTTAGGGGTACCTAAAAAGGTTTTAACTCAGACTGGGGAAGGTCGAAAATTCTATGCGGGTGGAAAGCCTTTTCAAAAAACATTAGGTACGAGTCTTTCTTCAATAATTGGTAAAGCGGGGACAATAACCGATGTAGCGACAAGATACACGCGAGACCCCACCGGGAGCATGGATAAATTCAAGCAACAATTAGTTACTCGTGATCAAGAAATTAATCCGCAGCAAGCAGAAAAAGAGCGTGAAGCTTTTATTCAGCGGACTCGTGGTTTAACTCAAGCGCAGTTAGATGAGTTAAAGCGTAAGGGCAATGTTTTAGGTAAAAATCCAAACATAAATTTGAAGGCCCCTAAGCCTGAAGAGTTTAGAATTGATGCTCAACCGGAGCTTGCGAACCTTTCGGAGGTCGCGCGTGTTGAGAAAGCTCTTTCGGGTAGGGCGGATTTTATCAAAAAGAAAAGACAATTACGTGGAAGAAGAGCGACTCTTCTTGGTAGAAAGGCAGCGATTCTATGACGGCAAAAATAGGCGGCGACGATCTAGCGAAGCGCTGGATTAAGGAATATGAGAATTTAAAGGGATCTAGGGCCAATTGGTTGGATCTTTGGCAAGATGTTGCCGACTATTGTGTACCCGAGAAATCGGATATTTATAATTCTTTGGCCCCTGGGGACAGAAGAAGAAAACCGAGCACGGTTTTATTTGATAGTGTTGGTGAGCACTCTAACAAGATGCTTGCATCGGCGATGCATTCCATGCTTACAAATCCTGCGAGATTTTGGTTTGAACTAACAACGGAGGATTTGAAGCTTGACAAGGAAGACGACGTCCGACAATGGCTCCAAGATACTACTCGTGCTATGCACTTTTTTCTTAACCAGTCTAATTTTCATAGTGCTGTACACCAGTATTATATCGACATTAATTCATTTGGAACTGGGCTCTTACGAATACAAGAGGATGAAGAGCATTATTTTAAATTCATATCCCGACCAGTTTACCAACATGTCATTGCAGAAAACAATTCCCACGAAATCGACATGGTGTTTAGGGAATTTTCTTGGACGGCCAGACAGGTAGAAATGGAGTTTGGAAGACAAGCTTTACCTCGTCGTGTGGCGGAGTCTGATAAGAATAACCCGCATGAGAAGTTTAGAATTCTTCATGCGATAGTTCCGAATCGAAAAGGGAAGAAGGGTGAGCTTAGTAAGAATAAGCCTTTTCTTTCATATTACTTTTCAATGGAAGAGCAAAGGACTTTGCGTGTAGGTGGGTTTGAAGAATTCCCGATGGCGGTGGGTCGCTTTGGAGTTTCTTCAGGCGAAATTTATGGCAGGTCACCTGCAATGCAGGCATTACCTGACATTAAGCTCGTTAACAAGATTTGGGAAACGACGATTCGAGCGGCCCAAAAAACAATTAACCCACCATTGCAGGTGCCCGATGATGGAAGTTTTTTACCTGTTAATAGAAAGCCCGGTGGCATTACTTATTATCGCGCTGGCGGTGATCTTATTCGTCCATTAGAGACAGGTGGTCGTGTTGATCTTGGAATTGATATGATCAATCAGATTAAACTTTCTATTAGAAAGAGTTTCTTTATTGATCAACTTCAGCTTGTCGAAAATGATCGAATGACGGCAACGGAGGTGAATCAGCGTACGGACGAACAGCTAAGATTTTTAGGGCCTGTTCTTTCGAGACAAGAGTTTGAGTTTTTGAGGCCTTTGATCAATCGTGTATTTGGAATACTTTTAAGAAGGGGGAAAATCCCGGCCATTCCGAAAATATTATCAGGGAGAAATGTTATTCCTAGATATGTTTCGCAGGTCGCGCGTGTACAGCGGGCGAGTGATGCGGATAATATTGTTAGAGCGATTACAGCTATTGGCCCTATCATTCAGGCCCAACCTGAGACGTTGGATTTGATTGATGGTGATATGGCACTTAAAAAAGCATTAGAAATGTTTGGTATAGATCAAGAAATAATCAGGGATGAGGATGAGATAGAATCTATTCGTGGTGCTCGTGCCGACCAGGAAGCGCAGGTACAAGAGCAAGAGCAACAACAATTAGAAAGTGAGCAAATGAAGAACCTGATACCACTGGCAAAATAATATGACTAACATTAAGCAAGCTAAAAAGCATCTTGCAACGATTGCAGATTACAAAAAGACTTTCTCTTCGGATCATGGAAAGCGTGTTCTTTGGGATTTAATGAGAAACGCACATTTCATCAATCCTTTAGTTGGCAAAAATGAAATGGGGCAGATTTGCCCTTATGAGACATATATTCACGAAGGCGAGCGCAACATAGTTCTTTATATTTTGGATAAACTGAAGTTTAATGAGCGGGTTTTACTCGACATGATTGATGAACATCATAAGAAGGAGAGAAAATATGACGACACTACTGGGGACGACGTCTGGTGAGGGTGAGCCAGCGGTCGCGGATGGTAATGAGCCACAGGCGTATGATCTTTCGCAAACGCCTGCATGGGCGAAGGAATTAGATTTAGACGACTCGATAAAAGCAGACCCTTCTCTTCGTCCGATTGCCGACATTAACAATCTTGCAAAATCATATGTTAATGCACAAAAGATGATTGGTGCGGATAAGATTGTTGTACCTGGAAAACATGCATCCGAGGAAGACTGGCAAAATGTATTTAGAAAACTTGGTAATCCTGATTCTTTGGATGAGTACGATTTGGGTGTTGATGTAGAGGGTGATGGTTTTGATGCTCAGTTTTTTAATCAGTTTCGTGAGCAAGCTCATAAGTTGGGGGTGTTACCTCATCAAGCGAAAGAGCTCTATCAATGGCATGAGCAATTGATGAATTCTTCGATTGAGCAACAAGAGCAACAAGCTTTGGCCCAACAAGAGGAAGGGATTAGGGAATTACAGCAAGAGTGGGGTGAGGCCTTTGAGGGTAAAATCCGACTTGCTCGTGCGGCGATTGACCAACTTGGCGGTGACCAGTTATCGGAGTATTTGAATGAGACGGGGTTGGGGAATGATCCGGTGATGATTCAGGTCTTTTCCAAGATTGGGGAAATGTATAAAGAGGACGGCATAGTGGGCGAGGGCAATATGGGTGTTGGACAGACGAAGGATGAGATTCAGGAGTCTGTGAATAATATGTTGGCCGACCCAAATCATCCGTACTATCAGAAATCGCATCCGAATCATCAAGCGGCCGTTGCGGAAATGGCGAAGCTTATGGCGAAACTTCATTGACATATTTTCAAAAGTAACGCAATAATTATTTCGATGCCTTTTATTTTTTATTGGGGTAGCTCTATACTTGAGTCCTAGTAGCAAGTAAAAAATTAGAATCCTCCTATCGAGGGCAATTCACTTTTGGCAAATGAATTTTTAAAAACGATAGGAGGAAGAAAATGTCTTCAGAAATCACAAGTGCATTCGTGAAACAATATTCGAGTAACGTGTTTCACCTTAGTCAACAGAAAGGTTCTAGGTTGGCCCCATTTGTGCGTCAAGAAATGCAGCGCGCAGACAGTGCTTTCTATGATCGTATCGGATCCGTTGCAGCTATAAAAAAGACTTCGCGCCATATGGATACTCCTCAATTGGACACTCCACACAGCCGTAGACGCGTTACAATGAACGATTATGTTCATGCAGATTTGATAGATAGCGCAGACAAACTTCGCATGTTGCTTGATCCAACTTCTCATTATGTACAAGCTGCCGCTTGGGCCTTGGGAAGAGCAAAAGATCAAGAGATTATCGATAATGCTTTAGGAAATGCCTACGGCGGAGTCGATGGTGCTACTTCAGTGGCCATGGCCAATGCAAACAAAAGAGTTTGTCATGATGGTTCTACAACTGCGGGTGTAAACCTCAACGTAAGAACTTTACGTGAGTGTAAAGAATACTTTGATGCTAACGATGTTGATCCAAGCATCCCACGATTCTTCGCTTGTAGTGCTTCACAGATTTCATCTTTGCTAGGTGAAACTGAAGTAACTTCTTCAGACTACAACACAATTAAGGCACTAGTTCATGGTGAGATTGATACTTTCTTAGGTTTCAAGTTCATTCAACTTGAGCTTTTAAACACAACTGCCGCTAACACTACTTTCAATGTAAACGACGGTAGCGTTGGTGCTGGAACTGGAACTGCGGTAGCAGGTGCTAGACGTGCTTTTGCTTGGGCAATGGACGGACTTCTTCTATCTATGGGTCAAGACATTAAAGCAAGAGTGTCTGAGCGTGATGATAAAAACTATTCTATCCAAGCATATGTAGAGGGATCTTTCGGTAGTACTCGTATGGAGGAAAACAAGGTTCTTGAAGTAATCTGTGTAGAATAATTAATAATAGTTTTTATCAATAGGAGATAGTAATGACTGATTTTTATGGTGTTAATAATACGCTTTCTCAGCAAAACGTCCCGTCTGAAAAGATTGGCCCTGGCGAGCAATCTGGACGTTTAAGAGTCGCTTATGATTCTTATACTTTCAGTGCTGCCCTAACAACTTCCGATGCCCTTTATATGATGAAAATTCCAAAGGGTGCCCGAGTGATTGACGTGATCGTTGATTCAGACGATCTAGGTACTACTGGGGACTTGAACATCGGTTGGGAGGCGTCTCCCGAGTTAGATTCAAGTGGTAGTGCTGTGGAAGCTGCGGATGCGGACGGCTTTTTTGCCGCTCTTGACGTGAACGCCGCTGCGTTGGTTACTTCAATCAATAAGGTTGGCACTAGTACTGCGGGTTATTTGAAGAAATTCGATGCCGAGGTACAGGTTGTGATTGTTCCAAGTGAAAACACAACTGCCACGTCAGGCTCAATTGCACTGACTGTGCTTTACGTAGTAGAATAATTTTTTGGGGAGTGTATGCTCCCCCTTTTTATTAACTAGGGGACATACATGACCATTTCAAGAGTCTCAATTTGTAATTCAGCACTTTTGAAATTGGGTGCCGAGCGAATCACGGCACTCGATGGTTCTTCCAAGGAAGCTCGTATTTGTGAAGAGCAATACGAGAAAATGCGTGATCTTGTCCTTCAAGACCATCCTTGGAATTTTGCTTTAGTAAGAGTCGAATTAGCGTCCACTTCTAACACACCTGTTTTTGAATGGGATTATGAATTTCAATTACCCGTTGATTGTCTTCGAGTGATTCGGATGCAAGAGCGGGATTATGAATTTGTTGTGGAAGGCAAAAAGCTTTTAACCAACTATGACACTTGTAAAATCTTATACATTTCAAAAGTGGAATATGAAGCAAACTTCACTGCATACTTTGCTGAAGCTTTGGCAATGAGACTTGCAAGTGACCTTGCATATAACCTGATACAAAACCCTGGTCTTGCAGGTCAATTTTTAAATGAGTACAAGCAATTTATCCGAGACGCTCGCTCAATTGATGCGCAAGAGGGTACGCCGGAAAATGTTGAGGATAACAGTTATATACTTTCGAGGACGTAATGGCGAAATTTAATTATATTCAAAACGCATTCACGGCCGGGCAACTTTCGGAGAAAATGGTTGGTAGGAGTGACTTAGAAACTTACCAGCAGGGATTGCGTGAGATTCTTAATTGTTTTACATTGCGACAAGGCGGAGCTGGCCGACGGCCTGGTTTTAGATATATACATAACTCACTCACGGAAAAGACTCGCCTTATTCCCTTCGTTTTGTCGAAGACAGAGGCCTATCTTGTATGCCTTCGTAATGGCACGTCTACGGTTAACATCTATGATCAAGCGGGTGCGGCACAGACGGTTAATAACACCCTTGAAAGTGCTGCCGACATCTACGGATGGCAATACGTCCAGACAGGCGATGTTATGATTCTTTGTCACGATTCGAGTGACTACCAACCGAGAGCTATTCAAAGAGATTCGGGCACTGGACAATTTTCAATACTTTATATTTTTGATCCGTCTCAAGCGAACCGATTAACTGCCCCGGTGATAGGGTATGATCAACATTTACTACCAATGCTCGATGCAAACATTACCGCGACGACTATTACTCCTTCGGCGGCGTCGGGTACTGTGACTTTAACGGCGAGTACAAGCATTTTCACGAGTGATCATGTAGGTGCTTTTTTCAAACTTACGCAAGGTACGAGTGCCACGGGTATTGCCCGAGTGACGGCCTACACGAGCGGTACGCAAGTGACGGCAGTTACTATGACAAATTTTGCTTCCACGGCCGCGACGGATAACTGGGAAGAAAGTGCGTGGAGTGACCATCAAGGATGGCCAAAATCCGTAACACTCTTTGAATCACGATTAATATTCGGGGGAAATAAATTAAATCCTGATACGGTTTGGGGTAGTCGGGTAGGAAACTTTTTTCATTTTATGGGGAAAGTTTTTGTACAAGATTTATCCACGGATGCTTCGGGATTAGATTTCTTTGGAAGTGTGACCGAGGATTTTCCGGTATCATTTACCATTGCCTCCCAAGAGGTTAACCCGATTCAATGGCTTTCGT